GGCGGTCGTTTCGATGCCGATCACGCAGTCCTTGAAATAGTGTTCCAGGCCGTCACCGCCGGTCGTTTCGGCAAAGTCCAGGATCTTGAACGTCGCCTGGTCGCCTTCCGTGGTGTGCAGCGGCGCGGCGAAATGCACCCCGACAAAGGAATTTCTGTTGCCGGTGATCTGCGCACACGTCAGGTTGGCGGCATTCCCGCGCCCGTACTGGAAGTACAGGTTGGCGAAGGTGTTGCCGTACCCGGTAACGTTCAGCAGGTTGTCGAAGTTGGCGCTGTGGCCGATCCGGGGACGCTTGTTCATCATGGCGATCCCGTAGGCGCCGATCAGGTGGGTCATGTTTTTGCTCCACGTGATCGATGCGGCCTGCGAATGAGATTCCGGAGAAAGAATCGCCACGTCGTTTCGGCCGGTGACCATGGCCGAATGCGCGGCGGCAATGGTGGTGTGAAACCGGTCACCGTTTACCTTCGGCTCCCAATAGGGTTTGAAGGCGGTGCCGGTGCTCTTGTCGATGTAATGGATTTCAGCCGCGCCGGGGACCAGGCCCCGAACGTTGTAGATCATCGTTTTCAGGCTGTCATCCAGGTTATCCAGTTGAATGGCCATGTCTGTGCTCCTTTTCGAGAAGGTTCCAGTGTCTCGATCGACACTGGGTTAAGCGGCGGGCCGTGTTACCGGCCCGCCACGGTTAGCGTTAGCTCCACAGGCCCGGTTCCACCAGATCCTTGATCAGCGTGCAGGCGTTGCGCCGCTCGGTGCCCAGGTTCGTGTAGAGGCCCAGCACCATGTCCCACTCGTCGTAGCCGGCACGCATGTGAATCTTCTGATCCCGGTCGAGCCATCCCAACGGCATCATTTCGTACTTTTCGATGGCGCCTTCGGGATGGATGAAAATCTTGTTCGGCCGGGTCATCGGGTCGACCACGATCTTGGTTCGCCCGTCCCCACCGGCGAAGGTGAGGGTTTCGTACCCGCCTTTCAGCTCGGCCGGCGCAAACCGCACGTCGGGCAGAAGCAGATTGGCGTATTTGCGCCGCTGACCCAGGCCCATGCGCATGGTCAGCATGCCGGACGGACCGTACATGGTCCGGCTGACGTCGAGCGCCTGGAGCATGAGATCGATGGACAGCTCGCGGTTGACACTGGAATTGCCCAGGATGTTGGCCTTCCACTTCGGGTAGCTGGCGACCGTGATTCCTTCGAAGCTGGCCAGCAGGGTCCCGTCGTCGAAAATCCCGTTGAGACCCATCATCTCGTAGTAGGTGTCGGTGGTCGCGTGCGAAGCGTCCCGGGTGCCCATCTTGACCACGTAAGCGCCATCAGGCACCGCGTCGGTGGCGATGGTGTAGGACGAAAAGCCGCTGATCGGGTGATTCGCCTTGTAGGTGCCGTCGTTTACCTCCATCTCGGCGGTCTTGTTCTGCGCGTCGACACTGGAAATGCGCGAGGCCACGGAGGACTGATCGACGGCCGCGCCGTCGTAAAAGTCGACGAGCTGACCCTCTTGCAGGTACATGACCCCGGTGTCGTTGTCGCAGGTGATCGTCCAGGTGGTCGTGCCGCTGTCGGTCAGCGCGTCGGACGCTTCCGACAAGGTGGCCAAATGGCCGAACCCGTCGCTGTGCGCCATCCGGTTCAGGTCGACGATGAGCGACTGATAGATGTCGTCCATCGCGTCGGCCTGGCCCTCGACGAAGGCGGCCATGTCGCCCTTGGCGGCCTCGATCATGGGGCCGGTCAGCCGCAGAGACCCGTAAATGTACTTGGGCGAGATGGTCCCCTGGTCGAACTTTCCGACCAGCGGATCGGGGAGTTTCTGGCTTTCGCCACGGGCGCCGGTGCCCTGCGCGCGGGCGTACCGAATGGAAAAGTAGTAGCCCAGGCCGCGAGGTTTCCGGGTCGACTTGGGAAACTGGTGATAGGTCAACGACTCGTCGTTGAATTGCTCGGTGATGCCCTCCCCGTAAACCCGTTTCAGGGCATCGGTGATCGCTGTCAGATCGTGAAAATCAATGGTCATGGTTCAAAACCTCCCGCTCTCGCAGCGGGAAAATCAGCGTTTTGCACTTCCGGTAAGCATTTCCATCAGCGTTTTGCGCGCGTCTTTCAGGTTCTTGACCTTCTTTTCGCCCTGTGCCGGCGTTTCCCCGCCGGACGCGCTGCCGCCCGTCTGTTGCGTGCTGGCGGCCCGCTTTCCCTTGAGGTAGCCTTGGATGATCGCATCTTCAAACGCCTTGACCGCCTTGACGACCTCCTTGGTCGTGGCGACCACGTCGCGCTTGCTGTCCATCTCGACATCCAGCAGGGGATTTTTCAGGCCGGTAACCAAGTCGACAATCGCCTGGTGCGTTTCGGGAATCTCTCCACCGAATTCGGCCTTGAGCGCGGTGTTGACGTTTTTTTCAAACGCCTTCATCGTCTTTTCCAGCTTTTCTTGCTCGCGCGTTTTCGCTGCTTGCTGTTTTTCCCGCTGTTCCAGCTCTTTTTTTTCTTGTTCGATCCGTTTGATGGTTTCTTCCGGGGACTCTTTCTCCCGACGCGCGCGCTCTTCTTGCTCTGCCCAATACGCCTCGTACTCGTTGAGGCGCTTGGAAGCTGCGATCGCGTCCTCGGCAGCAGCTTTGTCCCCGCCGAACAACTCAAGCAAGGATTTGCCGGACTCCAGATCGGTCGTAAGCTCTTCGACCGAATCGTATCCCTGACTTTCCAGGATGCTGTTTAGGGCCTCCTGGGCCTTCAGGGCTGCTTGGTACTTCGGGTCCTCGGCATCTCCTTGAATCTCGTCGTCCTGTCCGGAAACCTGCCGGCTTTCAGCACCGCCTTCCCCTTCGTCGACGGCGCCTTCGTCCGTGGGCTTCCCCTCTTCCGGGTCTTTTCCGTCCCCTTCGAGGTTTTCACCCGTCTGATCGATGATTTCTTCGTTTTCCTTGGTCATGGCTTCCATCCTTTCGGCGATCATGAGCGTAGCAGCTTGGTGCTATGCCCAGAATCAGAAGTCGGTTTCTGCCTACACGCTGAGATTGGCAAGTGTGCTTCGCAGGGTGGGGGCCTTTTGGGTGCGCCCGTCCGGAGAAGACTCTTTGACCGGGTTGCCCAGGGCCAGGCCGGTAAGCTGGACCTCCAGGCATTGTCGTTTGCGCTGCTTGCCGCCGTTTACGGCGGGGTCAGCGCTTAAAGACGTCTCGATCTCGGTGATGTTTCCATTGGCAACGATGCCAACTTTCTGTTCCACCGTCAGATCGGCAAGGTCGATCCCCAGCTTGCTGATTTCTTCTTCGTTCAGCCGGATCCGCAAGCCATACGGATAAACTTCGGCGGGATACTCCGGGGCCTCGGCGGCCAGGGTCTCTTTTTCCGGTGTAATCTTGCGTTTTAAGTCCGTAAGCTTCATCGGATCCCCCTTGCTATATGATAGCGGTCCCTTCGTCGGCGGCTGCTACGCCACCGCCAGGCGGCGGTCCTTCCGTTCCGCCCGGCGGCACGGTCATGTTGATGCTGGTGCCGGTGTTTTTCGCCTGTTCGGCCTGCACGGCAGCCTGCATGGCAGCCGCCTGCTGCGCGTCGACCAGCATTTTGTGGATGTCGGCATGATGGATGATGAGCGTCTGCGCCTCGGCAGACAGCGATTTGAATTCGTCGCTGATAATGAACCGCCGGTGGCATTGGTAATGGATTTGATGGTCGTCGTACTTGAACAGCGGGTCATGCACCGTCACATCGGAATCAGGCTCAATCTCTCCGGTTTCCGGGTTTGGCTCGACCAGCATGATCGTCAGCTCGTCCAGGTTTTTGGCCGTGGCGACCTGGGCGTTTTCGTACTGCGCCCGCTCGACATCGTCGCTGGTCGGTGTGGAAAAGGAGGTAAGGCCCAGCCGGCGCAAAATGGTGTTCTGCGCCTGGGGGTCGCCGGCGATATTGGGGAAAATAAAGTCTCGACCGGTCTCGATCAGCCGCATGAGCATGTTGGTCTGCCCGTCCATGGTGGCGGTGACCCCGGATCCGATCTCCAGGCGGACATCGGTGTTGCCGCGGAAGTCGGCCCCTTTGAAGCTGATCACCTCGACATTGCGACCGGAGCTTACCTTTAAGAGCCGCTTTTCGGTGTAAAGTTTTTGGGCCAGCACCAGCTCGTTGCGGCGCACCCGCTTGAACGCGCGGTAAAAGCGCATGATGTCCGGGCTGTGCGCCGCCTCGACCCGGGATGCGAGCACGTCAATCAGGTAGCCGCTGGCGTTGGCGCCGGGGCTTGACCCTCGCAGCACGTTCTTCGGGTCGCCGGCCGCGTCCTGGGCCGCTTCCCGGTGGTTCATTCGCTCGGCCAAGACCTGATCCGGAAGCGGGGTCCCCTGAACAATCTGCGGGGTCTGCCCGCCGGCGGTCAGTGGGTCGTATTCCAGGGCGATGAAACTCGATCCGTAGCGGTTTAGCTTTTTCATGGCCAGCGATTTGGGCGTGATCACCGCCGGCCGGCCCATGCCCTTGCGATTCATTTCGAGGGCCTGGTCGATTGAATTGATCGAGTTTTGCGGGCTGATTTGGTCGTTGACGCCCGGATCGCTGTAAAAGCGGCCCGGCATGCGGTGGTAATGGAAATCGACAAGCGAATAGCTCCACTCGTCATTGGTGGCGGGGATCGGAAGCTCGTCTACGTCGATCAGCGTTTGATCGCCGACATGAACCACGTAGCGGCCTTTGGGCCATTTTGCCGTGGGCGCAAACTCCAGCTCCTTGAACAGGCAAAGGTCCTCGTCGCCCATGTCGGAGTAGCTTTCGCCATGCACGGCGGTCCCCTTCCACGGGCTTACCTCGGCGACCAGTTTGGTCAGCCGCTTTTCAAAAGACAGGCGGCCCAGCTCCTTGTCGGTTCCGCTCACCTTTTTTTTGAATGTGTCCTCCACCCACTCGATCGGCTTGATCGACTTGATACCAATCACCCGCTTGTCTTTGAGCATCATCCCGCCCATTTGGTCCATGCGGACGTTGAACGGAAGCATGGCCCGGCTGGCCACTTTCCCGGTCGCCTGGCGGTTGCCTTTGCCGTCCATGAAAAACTGGCCGGCGTTCATGTCCGGGAAGGTCCTCATGTAAGCGGTGCCGCAAAGCAGCATCATCAAAACGGCCAGCTCTTTCTCGTCTTCGAGGCGGCCGTCGTCTTCCATGTCCCGGTGCCGCAGCCACTTTTCGGCCAGCTTGGCGCCCTGAACGTCGTTGCTGTGCATGGAGTCGGGCCATACCCGCGTGATGACGGTGCGGTTTAAGATCAGTGCCCGCATACTGCGGACATAGTCTCGGATGATGTTGGTTACGGGCGTGGGAATGAAGGGGTTGAGCAGCTTGCGGCGGAAGGTGCGAAGGTTGATCACAAAATCCAGGTATTGCTCGCCGGCGTAATAGAGTATGTTTCGGAACCATACCCTCTCGTGCAGGCTTTGTGTCGGATTTTTTAAGTCGTCAAACAGCACCTCCACAATATCGTCAATAGGCGGGCGCTCTTTCTTTTCGTCAAATGACTTGGAGAACAGGCGCATGTCACCCCCTGCGGCTTGATCCTGTCGACCTGCGGGTTCGCTTCCGCTTTTTCTTTGGGTCGTAGCCGTGATCGATGGCGTTCAGGAGGCGCTGCTGGGCCTTGGCCTTGCGCAACGTCGTTCCTTTGGCCTTCACTCCGCTGGGTGTGCGAACCGTGTACTTGCCGTCAGTCTTATGGATTCTCGCTGGCATTGATAGGTTTCTCCCATCATTTTGCCACACATAGACTATCAAAATACCTGCTGTCAACAAAAAAACAACCGACACTTTTTGTCGGGTCCCGACAAAACCTGTCCGCTGGCGGACAAATTCTGTCCGCTGGCGGACATTTCCTGTCCGCAAAGGGAAATTTTCCCCGGTTTTTGGGGGAATTAAGCCGCTGACTTTATTGCGTTTCTGTTTTTTAAAAAGGAAATATACCCCAGGCTTGGGAAAAACCTGGGGTAGGGTTGGGAAAAACCTGGGGTAGGGTTTTATTTTTTGGGGGTGGCGGGGACGGGAACAGTTTCCTTGTGGATAACCCGATACCACCTTTTCCGTCGGCCCGTCGGTGTGTCATCGCATGGCAAATCGTTAGCTCACAAGCCGCAACACCTTTATGCTCGGGAATTTGCACGGTATATTCTTTTCCGTTGCAAGGGCCAAGTTTGGAAACCTGCTGTCCGCAGATTGTGCATCTTTGAATCGTCTCGATCGCCATTTGGCAGCTCCCTCCTGAAATAATGATAGGTTTTGCCTATCATTATGCAATCACGGTCCTATCAATGCTACACCATTTGTAGCATGTGATACACTTTATGTAACCGGTGTGATCTTGTTTCCCCTCGTGTCCTGGTAGGGGCCGTGCGCCGCAAAGCCCATTTCCTCGTCGATCAGGCTGTTAATGTCGCCGCCGCCAGCCGCCTCGTTCAAGGCCGCGGCGCTCGCTTCTGCCGTGGCGTTTTTCGTTTCGCCCATGGCGACCTGGCCCATGACGTACTCGCCAAAGTTTCGGCTCATGTGCCGATCCATCAGCTCGCGGAGCTGCTTTCGGTGGCGCCCCTCCATGATCCAGAACCGGATTTCCTGGCAGACGCACCATGCCGTGACAATCCCCAGTGCAATCAGAATGCCGTTTTCAACGATAAATTTTTCCACGTCAGCCTCCTTTTTTTCTTGACAAGCCCTGCCAATTTGCTATGATCCGTTCAGCGTCAGTCGTATCCTTTTATCCTTCTCCTTTCCCGATGCGGCGCCCGTCTCCCAGCGGGCGCCGCAACTCGTTAAAAGCCCTCGAACAGCTCGCTAAAAGCGTCTCTTTCGGCCTCGGCCTGCTGCTCCTGTTCCTCGCGGATCTGGTCCAGCGACTCCCATGCCGCCTGGCTGGTGCTGTCCAGCTTGGCGCGATCGGCCTTTTGGCGCTCGGCGGCCGCCCGGCGCTTTTCCTCTTCCTTGTCCAGGGCCAGCGGCCGGGCCATGCACATCAAGGCCGCTTCGTCGTAGATATGATCCTCGCCGGTGGTGTCCACGTCCTCGATGTCGTTCTCGTCGATTTGCAGGTTGGGGATGGTCCGGATAAAATCCTTGCAATCGCTGGAGATCATCATCATCGGCGGTACAACCCGCTCTTCACCGGTCTCCGGATCCAGCTCGGATTTTACGCGCAGCCGCGCGTGAAACTGTCGTTTCTTCAAGTGCCGGTGTGGGTCCCCCGGAATCAGATCGATTCCAAAGGCCCTGAAAACCTCGGCGGTAGCAGGCCCCTGGCCGCCGCCCTTGTAATCGGGTTTTTTGTTCCAGCAGGTAGGGTCGGCATAACGGGTGATCGGCCGGAGCTGATTTCCGTGATCATCCCAAAGGCCCACGTTCAAGGTGTTCTCAAAAACCTTCATTTTCTCGGCTTGCTCTTCGTCGGTCTGCCGCAGCCCGTAGCCGTTGCCGCCCGGCACGGCCCCGTACAGCTCGGCGAATCGATGCAGCCGGCCGTCTTCGTCCACCCACCAGTAGCCGCACGAATACGGCGCCCCGAATCCCCAGTCGTAGGTCATGTAAAGCCGCGCGTGCTCCGGCACTTGGCGAGGTTTTTCAATGTGGTAGGTCTGGTTGAATTCCGGAAAGGCCTGGCCTACGAAAATGTCCCAATCACCGTCTCGAAAGGCGGCCCGCAGGTTCTCCGGCAGGGTGTTGAGCATCGCCCAGTAGGCTTCGTCCAGGTGGGGGTTGTCGTCGGCCTTGGCCGGAACGTAGTGAAATTTGGTCGTGTAGTCGACCGGATCGTAAAATTCGGGCGGGAAGGTTTTGTCCATCCAAAAGCCCTTGACCCAGCCATGCCCTACGCCACCCGGGTTGGTGGCGCCGATAAAATAGCATTGATCGTCGGGGATGCCCGGCCATCGCAGCCGGGTGCGAAGAAAGGTGAACGTGTCGTAGACGTTTTTGGTCAGCTCGTCGACAAAAATGAAAGCGAATTCAGCCGACTGGTATTTGGCGGGCTGGTCAAGGTTTCGAAAGCAGATTACGCCGCTGCCATAGTCCGGGTACAAAATAAAGCTGCGGCCATATACCTTGTGATCAGAGTGTTGTTTGCCCAGCCACTCGGGGAATTCCGTCTCGATTTTTTGGAGCTGCCGGTCTTTGAGAGCCGGGTAGTCTTCACAGGCCAGCATGCCCGTGACGTTGCGAAACCCCATCGCGGCAAGTTCCAGCAGCCGCCGGACCGCGAACCAGCGAAGAAAATAAGACTTTCCACCACCCAGGGCGCCACCGTACAGTAAAAACTTGCACTCCCCGGATTTCAGGGTCTCGACCGCTTGGAGCTGACGGGCGGTGAATTTTGCAAGATCGCGGTTAAATTTTACTGACAATGCCATAGCGCTCTTCCCACAGGATTCTCATCTGCGTCCAGGTCCGATCCATCAGCCCCGGTTCGAAAGGTGCAAAAGCATAGCATAGGTAGGCTGAGTCTGGGAAGCAGCCCGTTGCCGCCGGATCCGGATTCCAGCATTCATAGGGGAAATACAAGCTGTCGCAGGCTACACACCAGGCGCAGCTCATACAGCTTGGCCGGTTCATTGGGGGGGGAAGGGCCGAATGATCCGCTGTTGTTCGAGCTTGCCGCTGGCGGCCATGTGCACCAGTTGTTTGGCGACTTCGCGCACACCGCTCGTCAGCAGGTCCAACGTGACATAGGGGTCTGGATGGGCACCCTCCAGCGCGATCGTGCCGTTATTCCAAAACACCAGGGTTAGTTCGCCAACAATCTTGGGCGGTTCTACGTTTCCGTTATGGTGTTCCTTCCCGTTGTCCGACATCTGCTTCTCCTTCCGTTCTTGCTTGTGTTTTTTCTGGCTCATAGGTCAACGACCTCGCTTTTAACGTGCTTGAACGCAGCGTGCCAGGCGGCGGGCGCGGACAGGCCAGTACAGTCCGGCTCTTTGATACGCATTCCCGGGCCGAAAAGGGGCCGGCCGTTTAGGCCCCTGAGATAAACCCCGAACCTGCGGACCTTGATTTTCCGGCACTCGGCATTCGGCCAAATCATTTTGACATATTGTTTCGGCGTCATCGATCAGCTCCAGTCCTTGCAGGTCCGCAGCCCAACCGGGGTCCAGGAAGACATCAACTCTGTTGGAACATCTCGGGTCGTCTGGTTCGGAAACCATTTGCCTTTTTTCAGGCAGTACGCTTGACCCCGCTGCTTTCTCGCCCGGAAGGTAAAGCTCTTGCAATAAGCGCAGATTTTTTCTCTTGGCTTTTTGATTTTTTGGTCGTCTGCCACGATGCCACCCTTTCCCATGGGGCAAGCGGCGCCCGACACGGAAACCGCTTGCCCCGGTTGCTATTCCTCTGCCTCGCGTCGACCAAACGGGCGCAGCTATCCGGCCGGCGATACCAGTGTCGCCTCGTAATCCTCGATTGCCGAGGAAAGCAGCTCGATTTGCTTCTTCATCATGTCAGTAACAGCCACGACCCTTCCGCTTCGTGTGATAGCCAGTTGCCCCCAAAGCGAGCGCAAGGCTGTTATCGACGACTGAATTTCGGCGAGAGCCGAGGACGTATCCGGTGCGATCTCGATCTCTGGGCTTTCTGCATCCGGCCGCACAAAAACACCTTGATTGAAAGGATCCAGGCCCCGCCGTGGCTCCAAGGTGATCGGATTTCGCCAGTAACAACCGAGACCATTTTGGTTAATAAACTCAACAGCAGCATTCATAATATTCCCCTTTCGTTACGGTGTGGTTCGAATCAGGTTCAAGCGCATGCCTTTTTGGTTGGAATCCCTCCTTTCCCGGCCTACCGCCGTCTTAATTCGATAATTTCCGGGGCCATGGGGGCTGCCGGTTTTGAGAAAGACAAAGGGGATGATGGCGGGCTGACCTCCCCCCAGCTATTGATAAATACGGCCGTTGCGGTGTGCTGCCCGTTTCCTATCCCGGATAGATTCATCAGGTCGCAATAAGTCCCGCCATCGGACGCAACAAACTCTTCATAGGGCATGGCCGGTTGCTCGACACCGTCCATAGTTACCTGGGTTTGAACGATGTCCTGGCCCGGGTCGGCCGGGTCGCAGACCAAGTGCATGTCCTGTGCAGCGGCGGCCACCGGTAGCAGAAGTAGCAGCGCAAGTAGCACCAGTTTTTTCATTGAGGCGCCCCTCCTTTCCTGTCTATGAGATCGGCCAAAGTTGTAACCTTCGGGTCGACCCCCATTACCTCGTTTAAAGTGATAAAAAACGCTTTTGCCGATTTGTCCGCATCCCCGGAAAACGACAGGGATTTGCCGTCCCATGTCAACCGGCCGATCTCTTCTCCCTTGCTTACAAAAACCACAGACTGGCCCATTGAGATTCTAACCGGGTCAGGGGTTTTGCGATTGCGCACAAAAGCCGCGTCCA